GCATCATTTTCTCAACCATAGGGCCAAGTGTGTGCATAGATTCGGCTAGTTGCATTTGTTGTTTCATTAATTTTTGTGTATCATCTGTTAAACTTTTAATACCATCACTTCCTAGAACTTTGTTTAATTCATCATAAGCACTTTCAATTGTAGAGGCATAATCAATTTTAGATCCGCCATTTTTAGCACGCCCTACCTCAAAGTGTTCGTCTGTTTTAACATTTGATGATTTGGGAGCATCCGTTTTATGTTCCATATCAGTTCCAGGCATTAACGGTTCTTCTGATTTCTGTTTCTCTTCGTTTATTTTTTTTATAGTTTCACTATGGTCCTTGCTATTTGTTTCCATACCTTCAATATGGTAATATGTATTACCTTTTAAAGAAAATAAATTTACAACAAGTAGAGGAACACCTAAAACAATAACCATGTTTTTACTAAAGTATCTAACTAGAACAGCTAATACTATGAAAAAAAGAACATTGTTTAAATTTCCCATTACCATGTATCCAATTACATTTAATAAGGCTAAAAGGGCAACTATATTTAATACCCACTTGTTTGTAAGAATTTTTGATACCTGTGCGTTAATCTTCATTTTATATATATATATAAATCTAAAAAAATTGATTAAATTATTAATATTTAATAAATAATTATAATTGTAAATATATGTCAGAATATGACTCAGACGATGATTATGAGGAATATCTCTTTGATAATGAAAACTTGTATCAACCTGAAGAGCAAAGTTTAACGCGATATAATATTATATTATGTGAGCTTTATAATTCTAAACTACATGGTTCTCTAGAAAATAGTTCTAAAGAAGAAAATATAGGTTATTTGGTTTGTTGTAGATTTAAAAAATTAGATTTAGAATTAGTTGATGGTATTGCTAGGGAACTAGTCGGCGCATATCATTTAAACATTAGAAGAGGAAAACATGCTACTTATAGAAATTATAGAAATATCATAGCAAGACCGGATTATTTTAAACCGGAAATAGCTAAATGTGTTTATTTGGAATCTCGCCATTGTGTAGCTATTTTAAAAACAATTTGGATTAAATTAATACAACGAAAATGGAAAAAGGTTTATGCAGAGAGAAAAAGGGTTTTGGGCGAAAGATGTGGAGTAAGAGCATTAATGTTCCGTGAAGTCCGAGGGAATTGGCCTACTACATGTAGTTATTTGCCTAGTATAAAAGGAATGTTATCATGATGAAGGGATTTGATATTTAGTTTTGAATGGTTTAATTATCTATTTTTTTACATTTTAAAAGTTCTTCAACATATCCATCTCTATACCATGATAGATTTCTATAAATGCGCGTTATATTTTTATTATTTTTATATAAATCATTAACTGTATAAGTATTTGCTTCATGATTAATTGACAAAAATAATGGCGAAACTTTATAAAAATTATTTATATAGTTTTCAGAGTTAGAAAACCCCATTTCTGTCAATCCATCAAATTGAACAACAAGGTCAACATCTGTATTATTAATATATTCGCTTGTAGTTAAAATATTGCAATAGTTGTTTGTATTTTCACCATAAAATGTTACGTTTTCTTCACCAAGAGTTTTACCTAAATAATATGAAGACATTATACTTGTTGATGGCAAATCAATAATAATATACTTTTTAACACCTAATTTTTTGCAATAGTATGAATTTCTTCCAGTTCCAGCACCAATCTCAAGAATAGTTGAATTTATAATATTATCTTTTAGAGTTTCTTTTATTCTTGAAATAAAATATAATGAATGCACAGAACGCATTTTAATTACTCCCCTGCTTGTAAATATACCTAAATCAGAATTATATTTTCTATTTTCATATCTACCATATTTGTTAAAATGATAATTGACATCTTTTTCTGTTGTTATTCCGGCGGCTTCTAAATCTTTATTACAATTAAGGTATGCCAACCAATTATATCTGGCATCTTTAACAAAAATATCTGGAAAATCTATATTAAAACCAAAATATTCGTCTAATTTTAATAATATGTCTTCAATATCAATATTAATATTGTATAAATCTGGTCTTTCGCCACCTTCTGGATTATATACTCGTAATAAACCCAACGATTTACATAGTCTAATAAGTGAATTTTTTATATCTTCATTACTTTTTTTTAATTCTTCAAAAGTTTGAAATTTATAAAAATGGTCATCGAAACCAAAAGTCAACATATTTTCATACGGTTTTGATAGATTATAATATGTTTTTTCACAATTATTATTATAACAATCCATTAAAACGTCATTTAATTTAGGTTTAATCCAATGTATCCACATACTATCTTGACTTTCATTAGTTTCGTTATCTACAGAAGATTTATATGCTTTACAAATGCGTTTCACTAACTCCATATAAATATACGTATATAAATTATTATTTTCTAAATGGTTTATATCTATTATTTTCTAATGTTTAAAATAATTATTATTATCACCTGGAATATATCCTAAACTATTTTCTTGCTCTACATTTAAATTTTTCCATATTGTATAAACAATTTGAGGTTGAAGTGTTATTTCTCTCTGTTTAACAAAATTATACGTATCTGATTTCTTGTATTTTTTTATTCTTACAAATTCAGGTACCTTTTGTTGCAACTCAAATTTTTCCTTAATCATTTGTAATGTTTGATTATAGTTAAATAACAAATCTTCATAATTAATTAAAATATAATGTTGAACTTTATTAGGCATAATATTCATTAAAAAATCATTTTTTACATTTCTTAGTTCAAATATGTTGTTGTATTTTTTCCCATTTAAGTAATTTAAATCTCTTGGGTTTAACTTATTATTTTTATTACTATTTAAATTATTATTCATTAAAAAAATATTACTACTTAAATGATCTGCATTTTTGAATTTTTCTTCAACTGAATAGAATTCATTGAACAAGAAATTATTCAACTCTTTATTTATTTCTGGAACATGGTATAATTCTTTTGAAAAGGAGTTTATCCAGTATATAGGATTTCTTATTATGCCTATAAATAAGGTTTCCTTTGTGGAGTTCATATCATATTTATTATAACAGAAAAAATGCTTATTTCCATATTCAGCAGTATATTCTAAATTGAAATTATTGGTTATGGATTCTTCTAAAAAATTAGTTCCGCTACATCTTTCGCCTAATATTGCAAATTTTTTTATTATTTTGCTCATTTAATATTATATAAAATATATTATTAAATTCATAATTTAATTTATTAAAAATTTATACTATCTCCTGTAGTTTTACGACTTGTAGTTTTACGGCTACTAGTGCTTTTGCTTTTATGAGTGCTTCTTTTATTTTTTTTTGTCTTATTTACAATAAAACCACCCGTTTTTGTATCTTTGTATGTATATCCTCCCTTTTGTTTTCTGATTTTTTTGGTTTTTTTGCCGCTATTTTTACTAGCTCTTGTTTTTCTATTTTTCTTGGTTGTTCTTGTTTTGCCACCTCTAACAACCAATCCTTTATTAGTTCCATTTGAAACTCCAATGCTATTAAATGCTTTTTCTATTGATGCATTATCATTTGGATTTGCAGTAATAATTGCTAAGGCTCTAGCAAATTTAGGATGCGCACCTTTTTCTAAACTTTTTTGATATAATACATTTGCCAAACCTTGAAGATTATAATTTTTGCCGGAAAGCGTTATTTCAATACTAGGATCAACATTTGGTGGCGCAGGGACTGTAGGAAGAGGTGGTGCAGGACCTGCTCCAGGAGGAATTGCTGCATTAATGTCATCAATTGATTGCTTGATTCCTTCTAACATTCTTTCAATTTCTCCTTGATCAGCGTCATTAGGGCCAGCATCAATTAATTTACGTATTTCAATAGATGCCTTATTTAAAGCATCAATAGCGCCCTTGATACTCCCTTCTAAGTTAGCATTTAAGGCAGTTAATCTTGCAACTTCTGCAGTTAAATCAGCAATTTGTTTATCGTTTTGTTCTTCTTTCGTTTGAAGTTCTCTAAGTCTAGTATCTGTATCGGTTATTCTTTTATTGCGGTCTTGTGTTAAATCTTGCAACTGTTGTGTTAATGTTTGGATTTGTGCAGCATTTTCATCCATTCTTTTCTGACATTCTGCTTGCAACTCGGCGAGTTGTTTTGCGTGTTGCTCTTGTTGTTGAGTTCCATTATTGTGAATTGTTTGATTCAAATCTTCTATTTGTTTTTTAAGCATTGATTCTTCTTGTTGTAACTGAGTAATGTCGGCTACTAATTTGGCTTTTTCACCATCATGTTGTGTTTGTAAAGCCTGCATTTGTTGTTCAAGAGCGGTTTTTTCTTCTCCTAGCCGTGTATTTTGTTCTGTTAATTCTTGAATTCTACCTTGGTTCGCACCTATAGAACCACTATTATCTGCTATTTCCTTTTGCAAACCCAATATTCTATCCCTTAAATTTTGCATAGTCGCAACTAAAGTCTGTACTTGAGTATTAATTTCTGTTAGTTGTTGCTTTATACTTGCGGTGAATTGTTGTTTTTTTGCAACACTTTGGGCTATTTCATCATGTAGACCTTCAAGAGTTCTCTTACTATTTTCTAATTGTTCTAAAAAATCAGCCATTATATATATAATTAATTGATATTAAATTTATATTTTGGTATATAATTTTAGTAATATAATTTTAGATAGCAGTTTTTTTATCCAATTCGGTATTTATCGTATTTGAATTTTCCATTATACTATCTAAACCTTTACGAATAGATTTAATTTCGTGAAGAATTTTATTTTGTTCAAAATTTGCGTCATCTATATTATGTTTGGTAAGTTTTCCTGATGTAGTCAAGTCACGAATATAACTATTAAGTATTTCAAGAGCTTTAATTTGGTCTTGTTTTTGTTTAGAAATATAATTATAATATTTTGAGTAGTCGTCTTTCACAACATCCAAGAACTGGTTTTGCTTTGATATAAATTTGAGTTTTTTTTGTTTATCCAGCAACATTCTTCTTTTTGCTTCAATCAATTCTTCTATATGTAAAAATTGTTCGTCTTGCTTGGCTAAAGGTATTGCATACATAATATTACTCATTCTTAGAATAAGTATTTATTAAATTTTCTATAATTTCTTTTATTATATATAAAAAAAATTTAAAATCTTCCCTATATATTATTTAGGATGTCAAAAATACAAGCAGAACCTTTACTAGCGCCAGACGATAATAGATTTGTAATGTTTCCAATTCAACATGATGATATATGGCAAATGTATAAAAAACAAGTGGATTGTTTTTGGAGAGCCGAAGAAATTGATTTATCCAAAGATTTGGATAACTGGCAAAGCTTAAATCAAGACGAAAAATATTTTATCTCTATGATTTTAGCCTTTTTTGCTGCTAGTGATGGGATTGTTTTGGAAAATTTGGCTTCACGTTTTATGAGGGATGTTCAACTTTCTGAGGCTAGAGCGTTTTATGGCTTTCAAATTGCTATGGAAAATATTCATTCCGAAACCTATTCACTTTTAATTGAGACATATATTAAAGATAAAGAAGAGAAGGGTAAGCTCTTTAATGCTATTGAGAATTTCCCCTGTATTAAAAAGAAATCAGATTGGGCGCAAAAATGGATTCATGATAATCGCAGTAGTTTTGCTTCTCGTCTTATTGGCTTTGCTTGTGTAGAGGGTATCTTCTTTAGTGGTGCCTTTTGTAGCATATATTGGCTTAAAAAACGCGGGTTAATGCCTGGTCTTACATTCAGTAACGAATTAATTTCACGAGATGAGGCTCTTCACTGCGAATTTGCTGTGCTTTTGTATTCAAAATTAAATAAAAAATTGGAGCAAGTCCGTATTCATGAGATCATCAAGGAGGCTGTAGAGATTGAAAGTGAATTTATTTGTGAGGCATTACCATGCCGCCTTATTGGTATGAATTCAGAATTGATGACACAATATATCAAATTTGTTGCAGACCGATTATGCGTTCAACTTGGTTACAAAAAGATTTATAATGTTAGTAACCCTTTTGATTTTATGGAATTGATATCACTCGAATCTAAAACATCATTCTTTGAGAAACGAAACGACGCTTATGCATTAGCAACTACTACTGGAAAAAATGATGCATTTGATCTTACTGAAGACTTTTAATTTTTATCAATAGTAGTAATTTTTGATATATTTCTAATGATTTTATCTTCTTTTTCAGTGTCATTATTTCCTGAACCACCACATGCTTCTATAATTATCTTATTATATTGATCAGAATAATAAGATGAAGACCTACTACAGTCAGGATGCGCCTCTTTGAATTTTGGTAGCAAACACAAATTTCTAGTAGCCACTCTTTTAATCGCTTTTCGTATCTTGTTCTTTTGTTCATCTTCTTTTTCCCATTTATTTTCATCTTTTACATACAAAATTTCTCTCTTTTTGTCAGCACAATGAACTGGGCGTTGTGTAATATCTAACGCATTTAGATTGTTTGCGATAATATTGGAAATACCTTCTACGAAACCAAGTTTCCCTACACTCTCCAGATCTGATAACTGTAATTTAATGGATTCTACAAAGTCCATAATATTCATTGCATCTTTACAAGTTTCATTTAAAAAGAATTGGAGATTAAATGATTTGTTATGAGAATTCGTAGTAGTATTATGCGTTCCATTTTTGGCAATTTCTAATACGACATTTTGCTGTTCAACTATCATTTGTCTAATATTACCTTGTTCTTTAATAAGTTCCGCGTTTTGCTTTATAAGCATAATGATGAGTTGGTCTTTATCGTTTATATCAAAATCTACATCATTATCGTGTGTTGGTTCATATATTTCTACTTCTGGTTTGCATATTTTTTTGTGTTTCCATAATCCAGAACGATTTTTAAATTCTTTATCACAAGTTTGACACGTATATTTAAAATTGCCCATTTTTTGCTGGATTTCGTTTCCAAACGTATCCAAACCGTTTCCATTTGTGTATTTTTGATGTTTTGCAGTCAATAAGTGTTCGTCGTAATTACACTTTCTACTCGTATTATAGTTACAAATATTACACCGATAAAATTTGCTGGTTTTTTGCTGGTTTTCGTTTCCTAAAGTTTCCATACAGTAACGACAGAAAATAAGTTTAAATCCTTTTCTCCGAAATATTTTAAATTTTATCGTAACAAAGTTAAAATTATTTTTTCTGTGTCCACACCAAAAAATTCAATTATGGTCATACAATTGTATTTTTCCCAAGTTGAATTTAGAAATTCCCATTTTTGGACATTTATTTTTGTCCATTTTCGAAAACTCAAAAAAACTTTACCCCAAAAAAAACAGTGTTTTTTGGAACATTCTCTTTAAGTACCAAATTTAAATATATATATATATTAAATGTTATTGTCTCTTTAAGTAGATAAATTAAATATATTACTTCCTATTATATAGTTTCACTTCTTATCTATTGTTACATTTTTTGCAATATTCTTAATTATTTTATCTTCTTTCTCCAAGTCATTGTTTCCAGAACCTCCGCATGCCTCTATAACAATTTTATTGTATTGGTCTGAGAACTTGGAAGATGACCTGTTACAATCAGGATGCGCCTCTTTGAATTTATGAATTAAGCAAAGATTTTTAGTTGCGACCCTTTTAATTGCCTTTCTTATCTTGTTCTTTTGATCATCTTCTTTTTCCCATTTATTTTCATCTTTTACGTAAATTGTTTCTCTCTTGTTGTCAGTGCAATGAACAGGTCTTTGTGTCACATCCAACGCTTTTAGATTGTTTGTAATGATATTGGAAATACCTTCTACAAATCCAAGCTTCCCTACACTCTCTAAATCTGATAACTGTAACTGTATAGAATTAACAAAATCCATAATATTCATTGCGTCTTTACAAGTTTCATTTAAAAAGAATTGTAAATTAAATGATTTGTTATGGGAATTTGTAGTGTTGCAACTATTATTATAAGTTCCATTTTCAAGAGCTTTCATCATAATATTTTTAAATTCACTATTCTCTTTAATAAGCATTATAATTAACTCTTTATCAGAAATTTCATCATGTATTTTTGAATCAGTTTTATTATTTACTGCTTCTTTATGGTGCGTATCATTATCACATTTGCATTTTTTTTTATGTTTCCATAAACCAGTTCTGTCTTTATATGTTTTATTACAATTTTCGCATACAAAATTATTAGTAAAAATTTGCTTATTTTTGTTGCCAGACGTTGCCGTTTTATGTCTTGCACTGTTCAAATGATTTAGCAAATTACTTTTTCTCTTGGTACTATAGTGACATATTTGACAGTAAAAATTATTGCTTAATAGTTGCTTAATTGTGTTGCCATCCGTTGCCATATATACTGGCAACATATAATAAATTTAAGTCCTTTAAAATAAATATTTAAAATTTACCGTAACAAAACGAGAATTATTTTTTCTATCATCAGACCATAAAATTCATTTATCGTCACAAAATAGTTTTTTCCCATGTTGAATTTTGAAATTCCCATTTTTGGACATTTATTTTTGTCCATTTTTGAAAACTCAAAAAAACTTTCCTCCAAAAAAAACGTGTTTTTTGGAACATTCTCTTTAAGTATCAAAATTAAATATATATTAATTTATTACTTGGAACCATTGAATTTAACCCTTTCGTAATCCCTTTTCTCTCTTCTGTTCTTATTTATAGTTGAAATTTTGCCTAGAAACTGTGGGAACTTTATTTGTCCTTTCTTATTACATTTGGTTGTCGCTTTAATAGTATTTAGTGCAACATAGGAAGACAACCCAAAATCAAATATTGAGTCAAATATATCGGCATCAGATAAGGAGTCGGATGAGTAGGCAATATTTTCTAAGCGTTTTGCATCACATTTAGAAGACAATGTGCACCCGATATAATTTTCATGGACCAACAACATGTGAATATCATGTGCCATCCAATAATAATTCACTTTTTCATAAATACTTAAATCCATGTTAAGTAATTTACCGGTAGTATCAAATATATTAGAGCTCTGAATATTTTTACTCGTATCACTCTTTTTCATACCTAATTGCAGTGCATTTAATATGTAACGAATATCGCCATTTGATTGTTCGTATAATTTTTCTACACGTGATTTGCCAATTTTGATACCTTCTGTGGTAACCACTTTATAAATCAGTCTATACACATCGTCATAACTCGGCTTTGCAAGCTTCACATCAAAACAAAAGTTTATTATGGGCTTTATACTTTGATTGTATCTATCATCGCAAATACAAATAATAGGAATTTGTGTCTCCTTGATACACTCTGTTAAACAAGAAATGAAACCATAATCGCCGCCACTATCTATATCACTTACTAATAATGCATTATCTAGTCCGTCAAATGTTTTT